TAATCCATTGCGGACAAAATCAATTTCTAATCCCTGAACGTATGCACTGCTTTTTGGATCTACAAATAATACACTACCCTCGCAATCAACTTTAATATCACCTTCGATAGGTGCATCAACAAATTCTAATACATAGGCTAAGCCTGAGCAACCCGTAGTTTTTACACCAATACGAATTCCCAGGCCTTTGCCTCGTTTTTGAATTTGTTGTTTTACTTTGTTACTTGCTTTTGTTGTTAGTGTTATCATTTCATTGCTTGCTTGGCCATCTGTTGTACAACTTTTTTGTTTTCATCAGGGGCTTGTTCGCCACCTTCTGTTTGTCCTTTAAACACTACATTATCAGCTTGTATGTTGGTAATGTATTTGTTTAATGGAGGGTTTTTAATCATGTTGTACAAATCTGACTTATCAATAATGATATCATTGTCTCTGTAGTATTGCAAGAGTTCTGGAACAGTCCAATCTGGTTTAACTTTACCAGAATCAATTTCACTCTTTAGTTGGCTGGTCGTTGCAACCAAGCCAACTACTAGTGGACTGTTATCAAACTCAAAGAGTCTCATATTATCTTTTTGCGCGGCCGACAGAACCCAAATCTTCTGGTTCTTCAATGTCCATACTAACTTCTTCTTCGCCACCATCTGGTAGTTCTGCAGTGGCATCCATGCTGAAATCTTCCTCACCGCCCATATCAGCACCCATATCAGCACCCATATCAGCGCCGGCATCAAAAGCTTCAGCACCACCTTGACCAGTGATACCATTTACAGCTTCTTTCATAGTTGCTTGACTTTGTGTCAATGCGGCTTGTAATGAAGTTAATGCTTCAGTAGCTTGTTGACTGAAAGATGAACTCTCATTAACACCAATTTCAGATTGAACTGAATCAACCAATGCTGGCAGTTCTTTAACAATCATATCACTAACTTGCTCAACCATCTTCTGGATAGAGTCAACCATATCTTGTGCGGCAAGAATAGTCTGTGACTTTTCTACTTCTTCATTTTCAACAACGATACGTGGACGTTGTGTGCTTAAGTAAGCAAACTGCTTGCTTAAAGCTTGTTCCATGAAAACTAGTTTCATGTATGAACCGTTGCCAGTACTTTCGTAGAACTTGTTTGATGCTTTCGATTCGCTCATCAAACCACGAACTTTACTGAGCATAGTACGCACTTGTGCGTAACTCATTCTGCTAACATCAATGGATGTACCATAGTGTTCTTTCAATGCTCTTTGAGCATTGTGTACTGGTTGTTTGTCAAAATCTGTTAATTTCATAATTGTGGGTCCCAAGACTAATATAAAGTATTTATCACTTTTGGCTTTAATGTGCGGTTTTTAATTTGAACTGATGCTGTTGCCAGTAGTCAGATTGTCCTACATAACTCTCTAATTCACGATACATTGTACTGCGTCTAAACTTATCTTCGTTCAATTTAGCTAGGAATATCAATTTATCGTCTGTTTTCTTTGCTTTTTTAAACAAATTATTATGCACGTTTATCTGTACTTCTTCATTAGATATTCCTCTATCTAGGGTGATGATCCTACTAGCTAACACATATTTACCACGTTTGTCAAAAATACACCAGCAGATTGCGTTTCTCATACTGGAAAATGAATGTACTAAATCCCCGTTTATCAAACGTACATCTACATCTGTTTTAGATTTTTTTATGACGTTGTAATTCTTAAATACAACGTAATTATCTTTAGATGTTTCAAAAATAGAAATATCCTGTAAATCGTCCAGTTCCTTTGAGGCAAACATTCTACTGAATTTACGTTCTAGTTCAATATCATTCATCATTTTCGACCACCTTAAAATAAATGTTTCTAAGTTCATCTGAGCTATCCAAAAATTCGGGTAATTTGTTCCATGCTGTATTTGTCTTTATCATGGGTACTTGGTCACAGTCTGAATACAATGAACCCAAGTCATTTATGCCATCATTGTATACACTAGCGTGTTGTACTGTAAAATCAAAGGTCCAGCAATTGATTTCAATATCTTCTTCTTCAAACAGAAAACCAAAACTATCAAAATCATTTAACTTAATCTTTGTTAAGTTAGGTGTAGTAATATCCTCAGGTTGTGAACGTAGTGATACTGCTTGTACGATTGTGTCAAAATTGCACTGTGTATTTCTTTTGTGTAGCCATAACTCAGGGTCATCTTCTACCCCTGGTCTGGAACGATTGATAACACCTGTTTGGGTGATATCAAATAATGTGTAGCAACTTATTTTAAAACTCATATCTATATTTAGAGGCAAAAAAAATCCGAGAATAAATCTCGGATTTTGTTGAAGTTAAACTTCTGATTAGCTTGCGCTTGTAGCTGTAGAAGCTAAACGGAAACCAACGTTTGTTACTGTAGCACCACTTAGGTCATAACCATTAACTGTACCTAAAGCACGAATTTGTGTTTGTAGTGCAGCCGCTGTGTATGCGCCAACTGGATAAACTGCAACAGACATGTTTGTAACGTTTGCTGTAGCTGATACAGAATACATCATAACTGTAGCTAATTGCTCAATTGAAACCATAACTTGTGCAACCATCTCGTCAACACCTAATTGTGTTGTTGGAGCGGCGCCTAAGTCAAAACCGAAGAAGTCCATTGCTGGACCGATAAAGTTTGTAGTTGTACCGTCAGCCGCAGTAGATGGTGCTACTGGACCATTTTGCACGTCCATTGCGAATACTGGTTGTGCGTCGCCGTGTGTTCTTGTAAAGCCTGCCATAATAAATTTCCTTTAAAAAGTTTGAATCGTATAGATTCATACTATTATTTAGTCCTGGTACAAAAAAATCCAGGATTTGGGCTTATCTAGCGGCTAGATTTTGGCGACTAAAGCCCATTCTGTCTACGAATTTTAGTCCGTTAGCAACAAAACCCTCTTGGGTTTGTGTACCGTCTTGTAGATAGCCTTTGACAGGGCTTGCTTCTGCGGCTTTATTAAGCTGGTCCACTACAGACATTTTCAACTGATATAAGCTAGCCCAGATAGTAAATGCACCTACTAGTCCTGCTTTGTTAGCTTCTAAATGTTGTGCTAACTTAGTTCTCATAGCATCTGTCATTGGTCTGCTATTAAAGAATTCCATGAACCCGTCTACTAGATTGTTCAGATCACCTGAAACAATTTTTTTATTGATATAAACTGTGAACAATCCTTTGAATGCATTTGCCGCCTGAGGAGCTGTATTCATCAATTGATCCACAGCGGCTCCGTACTTTTTAATATCACTGTTAGCTTTGTTAACTAGTTTAGTGTTTATTGCTAGTTTAGGAGTATTAGGCATTTTTGCAGGAACAATTGCTACATTGCTATTATTCTTTAAAGTACCTATGCCACCATCTAGTGGTGTAGCTTCGTCTGTAGTTGCGGCAGTTGCTGGAATGAACTGATGCACAACAATAGCGGCTTGTTTGCCTTTAAATAATTGACCAACTTCACTGTTTGTTTCAACTGTATACGTAATGCCGTTAGGGTTAGCTTTGAACTTATACATACCGTTTTGGTCTTGTAATGGTTGAGCAAACAACAAGTCACCCCAATAGTAACCTTTGCTTCTGTCTGACTTCTCTAGTCCAGGCCACAAGTCTGCAATCACTTGATATAACCCTGAACGGTCTACACCACGGGCACGATCATATTCCACAAACTGCTCAGGACTGAATACTTGACGACCAGTTAAGTCTTTCTTATTAAACATATGCTTGTCCATAATACTAAACTTGCCAGCAGTGTTACGACCAAAAATCAGTGCAGGATATCCGTCCCACTTGATTGTAACTGTTGCTGGATTTTTAACTGTAGCAATAGTAGATTGAACCGCACGATTTGCCCCCTGTGATCCACCTAAAAATATCAAATCCTCAGGATGATCCAAATGTCCTTTATCTTCTGTAATGGATAATTGGTCAATCTTAGATTTTAATATTGCTAGGGATTCAGATAGGCTCATTTTTACTGTTCTTTTTTAGTGACTTAGCAAATCTACTCTGATCCTTGCTCTTGATAGCACTTAGTAGCTTGCGCTCTAGGATCTCAGCCTGTTCTGGCGTGTAGTGTTTATTAATCATTTCTAACAAATTAATTGCACTAGTAATGATGTTGTGGCCACGGCTCTCAATAATGTGACTTGTATCACGGTTATTACCGATTGACTCTAATTCTTCCAATAGGCTGCGAGTTTGTTTTTGCATGATATACTATTTAGTCTTATTTCTTCAAACTGTTAAGTAAACTTTTGAGTTTAGAACCCTGAACGTCCACTACAACCTTCTTATTCAGGGGTTCTATTATTTCCCCTGTAGCTTGGTCTATGATAGGTTCTGTAGAAACTAATGTAGATTGTGCTTTTACTTGATTCATAATATCTGTTGGACTAGGTGCCGGGCGATACTTTGCTTGCTGATCCGCATATCCGTCAGGATCACTGTCACTAATACGCATTGTTTCAATGTCATAGTCTAAGTCAATCTTCATACCTACACCTGTTGAACTACGTGACTTCATACATTGAATCTGATACTTACCACGCTCACGCATACTACGACTTGTAAAGATACCAAACACGTTATCTGCCGTATTAATCTTTGAGATACCACCGGCGATGTGTGAGTGGTCGAATTCAATTTCGTCAACTGCACTACGATTCAACTGACTAGCTGTGACTAATAAGATTCCCATCTCTTTTGCTAAGTTACGTAATTCTTCAGCAACATACTTGTCTTTGATGAACTGGTCGTTAGGATTAACTTTAACAGATACAGGCATAACCAAGTCTAAGTAGTCAACCATCACAAAGTCAATCTTAATGCCTGTTTGAATTTGTACTTCCTTTAAGTAAGCACGAATGTCGTTCACATTACTTTGTGCAGGCAATCCTTTAACACGATACTTACCTGACTTCTTACCTACCATCTTAACTTTAAGATCGGTTGTGTCAATGTCTTTACGAATTGATTTTGTACCCATCTGTGTCAACATAGCATCAGTACGCAATGATGTTAGTTCTTCTGAAAGTTCTAGTGTGATGTAGACTCCACTCATCCCTGCTTGTAACCAGTTCAATGCAATATTCATCATAACTAATGACTTGCCTGAACCTGAACCACCTGCAAAGATATTCAATTCACCTCGACTCATGCCACCATACAAGATACGATCCATCTGCGGCCAGCCTGTACTTACTTGTCCGCCCGCATTGAAGTATTTGTTAATACGACCTTTAGGGTCAAAGAAGTAATCTGTACCCATGTCTCGTTGCAAACTAATCTGTACTGCATCTTTGATTAGTTTTTCAACAGGACTAAAGTCACCCTTCTCAAGTAAGTCTGCGGCTTTAAGAATAGCACGTTCTAGTTCTTGTCGTTTAGTGAATGCTTCAAATGCGTCAAAGAACCATTCATTATGTCCTTCACTCAAATCGGGAATAGGTTCAATCTCTACTCCTGTTACTGCTTTAATCTGATTAATATCAGGTAAAACTTTATATCTGTCTGTGTGCTCTTTGAACATATCTGCGACTGGTCGCAAACTTTTATCAAAGTTTTCTGAATTCATAATGTTCATAACCCGAGTATATAACTCAGCGTTAGTCATCATCATTCTTAAAAATAGTTTTTGTACTTCTGGTGTATAATCAATTTGCTTTTTAGAATCCGTTTTGTTTACCAATTTTCTTCCTTTGTATTTCTATTTTAATTTTGCTCATTGTAGCAGACTGTAATATACTAAGTAAAGTAGGTAGTCTACCATATTTGACAACGGCATCATTAACATCTTTTACGTCACTTTCCCAATGCGGGATGCTGACGCTATAGCCTAATTGAATAGCCCTCTCACAGGAATCGAATCCTGTTTTATCACGGTCGGGAACGAAAATGATTTGTCTGTTAAGTTGTG